AGTCTGCAAGATCTTTATTAGAAGTTTGAAATGCATTTTGTAAAGCAATTGTAGTTTCTAATGCTTTTTGTTGATCAATTTGTCCAAGAACAGAAAGTCTTGTCGCTTGCTCTGTTTGTGCTTGTAAGTCAGCACCTTTAAAACCTGCTGCTGCTGCATCTGCTGCAAGGCCAACTGTTTTAGAAGCGGCAATTCCATACTTTGTATATGAATTTGCTAAAGCATTTATTCCATCTAGGGCTGCTTGAGTTTCTTCTTTTGGAGTTAACAAATCTCCATAAACTTTTCTAAACTTAAGGGCTGCAGTCTCCATGTCCATGAATGCTTTTGCTGCAGTAGATCCAAGCATGGCCAATGGCAAAGTAAAACCAACCATTAACTGACGGCCAGCCCACTGTGTATTTTTACCAAAATTTAATAAATTTGTTGACCCTTGCTTTAATAGTTGATTAAAAAGTTGTTGTTTTTGTGCAGCAAGTTGCATTTTTGTTGCATAGTCATCCATGTTAAGTTGTTTTGGAGTGATTGCCATTGCTTGCATAGCGCCTTTGGCATCTCTACCCATTTTAATATATTGGGTTTGCATTTTCTTAACACGATCTTCTGCAACCTGTGAGATCGTGTCAAACTCTGTTCTAAATAATTTACCAAACGTCCTTGTTGATCCTGCTGCATATCTAAAATATTGCCTTATGCTAAATTTATTTTTTTCTAAAGAATTCGTAAACGCTTCTGTAGATGTTTTAATTGTTCGCATCTCAGCAGAAAATCTGCCCGTTGCATTAATAGCATTGAGCAGATCTGTCTGTAATGTGCGTTGTGCCAGTGCTGCCTGAGCACTAGACTTTGCTATATTAGTATGGAATAAAGATATCTGTCGTTGTAGAGACTTTAATTCCGAGAGTGCCTGAGAGGAGTCAATACTGACTTTAATGTTAGCATTAACATCACTCATTCATTTCTACCCCCTATTTATTAATTACCAAGCGCAGTATTAAGAAGATTACTTTCTCCTAGATTCGTACCACTTGCTGCTTCAATAATTTTATATAGAGTTGGAAGATCTAAATTTTCTTCTAACGCCTCTCTGTCTTTAGCCAGTTCTGGCTTATACTGTTCCATTGCAATTTGTACACAGTCTAGTAGGATATCCATAGATTTATCATTGTCGTCTGATACCTTTGCAATACCCTCAAATGTAACTAAAAATTTTCTCAATAAAGAAATTTTAAGTGGACGTACCTCAATTTGAGTTCCATCAATTAATGTGATTTTATCGTTAGTGCCTGTTGCCACTATTCCTCCTTAAGGATTTGTTTATAACAATTATAGCATGAATCGTCTTATTTTTTTACGTTAAATTTTCGTAATCTAGACCCATTCCTATTCCAAACCCTGCACGTGCTGCTTTTGAGCCTTTAAAAGATAAAATATCTTTGTCGTCTCTCCCCTCATTAAATACTTTATTTTTTAGTTTGACCCATGCATCTTCTTCTTTTGGCTTGTCCTTTTCAAGATCTACCCCTTGTATTGCAGCCAAAAATTTCTTTTCTTCATAATCCATTTCTCTTTTTGATTCTAAGATGGCCATTAACTCTGGCATGGATATTGAAGACTCAAGTTCTCTATAGTCTTTCCAAATACCAAGCAAAAATGCCTCTGACTCCAACTTAACCAAATCCAAACTTTCCCATGTTTGACCGCTATCTACTGCTTGATTTTTTACAGATTCCTCAGATTTTTTGTTAATTTTAATTCCAGCCCCAATATCAACAATATCATAAATAGTTGGGAGGTCAAAATTATCTTCTATGTCATCTGTGGATCTAGAAAAAGTTGGATGAAATTGTTTCATTGATATCTGAGCACACTTTACCAAAATTGCAATAGATTCGTCATCGCTATTAGATTTTTTAATAGGTTCAAAAGTTGTCATAAATTCTCTTAAATATTTTATTTTTAACGGAGATATTTCAATTTCTACTCCATCAAGAGTATTGATATTTTTACTTTCATATACTGTAGTTGGCATTCTTCTATTATATCAAAAAAGACCCACCAGTGTAACCAGTGGGCCTTTCCTGTTTTGCTTTGTTAAGATTATGAACTTTGTACTGTGCGATCAATAATCTTTCCGTATGAACCAGAGTTATCTTCTGGTAGAAGACGGAATGTAACGTCAAACATTGTTGCTGTGTCACGCTTTGCAGATACTGTAACATTTTCAATAGAAAGTGCACGGTATGCAACATAAACACGCTCAACAGATGATGAGTCCTCACAGTCGCCTGTTCCTGGACCAACTGCAATTAAAGCACGTTCTACTGGACATTCACCAATATCGCCTGACGCAAGGTTAAGTGAGCGTCCTGCTGATGTTGACTTTGTTCCTGAAAGATCATCGCTTTGTCCTGCAATTGAAAATAGTAGATTTTCTAAAGTTGCTTCTGCAAAAGAGGTAGCAAGAGTTACCTGCATTCCTTGTTTGTAGAGTTTAGCAACGTCAAGAATTTGATCTACTTGTACTTCGCCGAAATCAGGTTGGAATGTGATTTCGATACCATTACTTGTATAGCCGACGTTTTCGATTCCAGCAGCAATATTTGCTGTGTTAGACAAAGTCTCTTTGTAAGACTGTGTCGAGACAAACGCAGGAATAGTACCTGGTGTCAATGTACTATCTGCTGTAAATAATGCAGCAGCGCCAACGATAATATCGCTAGATGTACCTCTTGTATATGCCATTTATTTCACCTCTTTTTTTGGTTAATATATGGACGATTTGTTTCCTCGCCATAATTATACAGCCTTTTTGTTATAGTTATTTTGTCTATCCTTCAAGAAATTCTGGATTATCCTTAAGGTGGTAGTCATATTCAACTATATATTTATGAATGCTACCCCTTCTATAGTCGTCTAGGTCTACCAAGTCTTGCGATTCATCTGCCTGGAATACCCTTAAATTTCTAAAGAATATCTTCATTGGAAGGCCAGCGCCATATTTTGTTTTTCCATTAAAAACTATAGAATTTCGAGTGCCGTCATCTTTAAACATGGGAATAGATAGCCAAGATTTGTTACTAGTTATCCATTTATTCAGATCTTGAGCCGAATAATCTTCTCTATCTAAAATTTGAAAGATAACATTTCCTATATTTGTACAATTTGCTACATCTCCGTATACTGTATATAAAACTTGTTCTCTTTTACCAATCGGGAAAGAAGTATTTCTTAGCCTAATCATTCTATCGTAATAAATTACTGCTGGAAGGCTATTACTTGCAGAAAGACTTAACTCGTTATAAATGTCTGTAATATTAACTGCTTGGCCTGCTGGAAAAAATGGAATTAACCCAGGAGCACTACCTTGTGCCATATTTATATCTTCATATTTACTTAATTGTTCATAAAGATATTCATTAATGTATGATGCTGGAAAGTCAAATGTTGCTCTTGCAGTAGCCATATCTCTATTCTACCTCAACTTTTGCATTAGTAATCCATCTAAATCCCGTCGATTGTCCAACTGACTTGCCTGCCTTTACGCCTGCTCTAAAATTTTTCTTGTATATCTGAGGGTTGCTTAAATAATCATATAGACCAGTTACTGTTAAAAATGATTGAGCAAAATATCTTGTTATAAAGGTATCAAATGTTTGTTCGTAAGAACCTTTGACTTCTCTTCCTCCAGGAAATTGATTAACAATAGGTTTTTTAGTATAAACTAAAGTTCCATTATTTTCAAATACTAAAGGCTTATTTCCTTTAGGCCTAATTACAACTGGAACTCCATCTTCCATTATTTTTGCCTTATTGTAAAATGGTTCATAAGATCCAGACTGTACTGATGTTGATTGTCTAAAGTTAGAATCAATAGATAGCCCTAAATTAGTTATCCTATACTGAACATCAAATAATCGTGCATCTCTGCTTCCAGTTTTAGACCACTCATATACGTGATGTAGAGATTGTGGATTGCTTCTTGCCATTGCATCAATGTATAACTTTAAAGCCTCTACTGTTCCTTTACCAAGATTATCTAAAAATATCTTTTTACCAGACTCAGCGCCTTCTAAAAATCCTAAAGAGTATTCGACTAGATTGTCTATTTGTCTTTCAAATTCTAAGGTATTTAATCTAACACGCATTAGTCTACCGATGCTTGGCTTTCCGTACGTCGCCAAACCATCTGATAAGATTCAATATTTCCAAATGGTCCAACGAATGGCTGTATTGTTGCAATTTCATATATTGTTCCTTTGCCTGCACGAATACCAGATGTTTCCTTATATATTAAATTATTATGTCTATCTCTTACATTGGTAATAATAATATCTGTAATTCCATACGACTTGTCCAGGGATGAAACTCTTAAATCTGTTAGCGATCTGGAATTGAGTTTATTGTTAAGTTGTGAAATCATTTTCGGGTCTAGTTCTTCAATATTTTTTCTAGCAGCAGGGGCAGCATTACATGCAATAGTTCTATCAAGAACCCATTCTTTTTTTATTTCTCCAAAGCCACCTTGACTAGATATTGCATAATAAATATCCGCACACATTGGATGAACAACGTCGTTTGGTTCGCATATCATTAAATCATCCCTGGCCTAACAACGTTCTTTAAATATTTATCTAAAATTTTATCAACTATAAGATTTCCAGTTCCTGACAATACGCTTTTATCAAATTGAATTTTATATTGATCGGTATTGTATGATGTTACGTATCTCTTGTAATAATCTAATTTACCGCACTTTAAATCCTCAATTAATAACTTTGTTGCATATTCAACATCAGAAGGAACTGTTTTATATCCAGAATCTAATACAAATATATAATCATAGCCTCTTGGAAAATCAACAATTCTTCCGCTGCCGACAGATCCTAAATCGCCATAGGCTGGTGGCAAAACTATTGCTCCTTGCTCTATACGATTATATTCTGAATCAAAAACACGTTGAACTCCAGAGTTATCTGCTGTAATATTAAATGAATAGATGTTGTCTTCTGGTGTTTCAAAATCAAAAATTAAAACATTGTTTTCATAAACTTTTAGTATTTTGTTAAAGTTGTTCCAGATGTTAAAGTAATCTGACCCCTGGCCTACCCCTTGTACTACCTGCTTTGAATTATAAAAGCCATCGGTAACAATGGTGTCAATAATTGATCTAGCAACCATTTCTAACTGTGTATATTCCTCAATTTCTGAAGCAGTAGATCCTAAAGAATTTGGGTCTACGTATGGCCTTGTAATCTCAACAACGTCTTCTATTACAATGTCTTCATCTTCATCTAAAATTTGAAATAAAAACTTTCTATCTAGCAATAAATCTGTTTTATCAAAAGTATAAGAAACAACCTTGGAGTTGGCTGTAGTTGTTACGTTTGAAGTTTCCATTACGTGATCTACTAAATCTTCAACATAAATTGTATAGTCAGAGTTAAACTCTGGCATTTCCCAGGTAGTTAATTTTGGATATGGGGGCACCCTTAAAATGTCCATTTTATAGACCGTATTCCTTTGCTACCTCTTCAGGATTAGCGATTCTGACTCCTGGCTTAGTCATCCATTTTTCTGCATTATGTCGTTCTACAATATTAAATCCTTTTAAAATTTTACCTACGCCAGACCAGTATATATTTTTAGGAGAATGTATTGCTACTAAATCTTTTATTGCTTTTTCTTTTTTCTCTTTTGCTTCTAAAATAGGTTCTGAAGATACCGAAACCGTGCCAAATATGCCATTACCAATAGAGCCAAGGGCTTGTTTATTTTTTTCTTTGACATCAGACATAGTATCCTCCTTGTTGTATTATATCATTATAAATAGAAAGGGGGACAAGAGAATTAACTCTCATCCCCCCTAAAACTGTTTACAGATTAGGAATCTGAAGCAGCATCAGCGAATGCAATTGCATCCTGCTCTTCCCATTGAAGTCCGAAACGAACAAATACAGTATATTCTACTGTGTCTTTCTTCGCTACATATTCACGGTTTACTGTGATGTCTCTTTGGAAACCCCATACACGGTTGGCAGGGAATGTTAAGTCAACATATCCTGCTGGGTAGTAAGGAACTTCTTGAACGTCAACACCTAGAACACGAGTTGTACGTGCTCCACCGAATGTTTGACCAAGACCATCTAAGTAGTTTTGACGATTTGCTTGTGTGCTTCCTGGTACTTGACCAGCAAAAGCCTCAGCAACTGCATCTGCAAGAGTACCATTGTTCTTAACAATACCTTGGAAAGCATCTGTACCAGCATAGAACTTTAGGTTCTGCTTGATAGCACGATACTTACGTGGCATTGCTAGGATGATGTCTTGCATAACGCCTGTTGTCCAAGCATTGTCTGTTACAGTGACTTCTGCTTCGTGAGCATCGCCATCTGTCTTAACTTTATTAACGAAACCTTCCATAATTGAAAGGAATGATCCTGTTGATCCATCACCATTAATGGCTAGATCTTCAATATCATTACCGAATGCGTTTGTCATAAGACGAACAACATGGTCTTCTAGGGCTGCACCTTCGATGTTATCTTCTAGTGCTTCTGCAGAAACTT